TAAGCGGAGACAAGTTGCCAACAGGAACATACATTGATGGTGATTACACCATTGTGAAAAAACCATTGTCAATTTATGAAAAAATGACACCGCAACAACGCAAAGACTTTTTAAAAGCAGGTGGTGTTGAACAAGTCACACAACGATTTGAAAATGCCACTGGTAAAGTTGATATGGCTTTTGCAACCAAACTGCAAAAACAAATCAAAAAAGCCATGAATAAAATGGACTAAATAAGCACATGAAAACAATTGAACAACTAACCCAAGTCTTTAATGACAATTTCGTGGCTTATTTCCGTAGCCATGTTGCCCATGTTAATATCACAGGCAGAAACTTTACCAGTGACCATGAGTTGCTTGGTGGCATTTACGAATCACTACAATCACAAATTGATGTGATTGGTGAATTGCTACGCACATTGGATGCGTTTATGCCTGCTGACATGTTTGATATTGTAGATGGTAGCCATATTAAACCCATGCCAGCAGAAGGCGATGCAGAAGAACTGTTGAGTATGGTGTTAGAAGATTTAGAACACCTGAAACAATGTTATATTGAATTAGATGAAGTTGCAGAAGACGAAGATCATGAAGAAATAGCCAACTACGCACAAGAACGAGTATTGGCTATTGCTAAACAGATTTGGCAGTTACGATCAACTTTAGGTTAATCGTTTATAAGCATAACTGCCTCGCACATCATAACCGTTGCGCGAGTGCAGTTTTAAAAATGCATCTTGGTCTTTACGCATAGTCGTTGAACAGATGATTGGATTGTTAGTGGCACGAGCAAATTGCTCCCACTGGTTCATCATATCAGTGATTATTCGTAAGCGATCACGAGTGGCAAGTTGTAGATCAACATGCACCATGCGAATGACAACCATATTGTCGTCACTCCATGCGGCACGATCATTACTTTTTGCCCAATTGTAAGCCAAGAGTTTGCCGTTGGCATCTCTTGCAACTGTGAGTAAGTCGCTGCCAGGAAGGTAGAATTGATTTACCACAGCAAAGGTGATATTGCGGCTATATGCCACAGGATCAGGAGTGAAAACAGTATCAATCTCGTTTTGAAAATGAGTTTGAGCCATTTTAACGATATCAGGAACGTCAAGTCCTGTGGCAAGTTGCCAAGTGTATTCTATCATATGCAAGTCCTTTCAATGATAGTGTATTTACCGCAACTGCTACTGGCTTGCTAAATAAAATATATGGAAAAGAACAAACAAAAAGCAAAGCCAAACGGGGGTCGTGGAGGCGCAAGACCAGGAGCAGGTCGTCCCAAGGGTGCCCGTGAAAACATCAGCATCAAGCAGTTGCTTGAAGCCCTAGAAGCCAAAAGTGGTGGTCGTGATTATGAGGATATTCTGGTTGAGGACTTTTTAGAAGCCCGTATGAATAACGATACTCAAACCACCTTGAAGTATCATAACTTAATCTTGAACAAAGTTATGACCAACATGGCCAAGATTGAAATTACAGATAGCAAAGATGCTATTGAAGCAAAACAAGCCGCCTTTGCAGAAGCACTAGCACGACTTGTAGGCGTTAATCCTGAGGCTAAATAAAGCATGACGGAAAAGAAGAAAAAGGAAAATCAAAATGAAAGAATCTAACGGCTACAAAGCCATTTACGGTGGATCAGGCGAAGGCTACAGTCGCGGTGCTGACAGATTAACTGGCAATCACTACCAGAAAACAAACTCTGACGCACTAATCAACAAGGGTCGTGGTCCTACTGTTGGCAATACCAGCAATGACAAAACTCCTGGAACCAGTGCCATGCCTAAAACGCATGCTGGTAAAGAGATGACTATGGGTTGCCACAATCCACAAGTTCGCACTCCAGGCGGCACAAAAGAAATGCCAAAAACTGGCAAAGAAACATTTAACTACGGTCGCGGACCAACAAAAGGAAACGCATAATGAGCACTAATCCACAAGGCGGTAAAGCCATTAACCAAAAACGCGGGCCAACAACTGGTAACGCAGGCAATGCTACAAAACGCAACACATTCATGGACGAGAAAAGCGCCACTGGTAGTGAGCGTGCTACCATTGCCAACATGATTACTGATGCACTTGCAATGCGTGGTCGTGGCACAGCAGCCAAGAACGATCCAGCACTGGAAGGTCTGCACAGCAACACTGGTCCCAAGACTAACCCAACTGCTAACGGAAGCAAGTTGCCCAAGAAGTTTAAGAAGTAATCATGAGCGCAGTATCAGCAGGCATCAACGATGCAATGGGCATGGGCGGCAAAGGTGGCTTTGGTCAGCCCTTGCAAGATTACCAACAAACACAAGCCACACAGGGCAATCCCAACTTGGGCATTGGCTTTGGTATGCCTGCTCCTGTTGGCATCCAAGGCAATCAACCTGCACCTGATACATTACCAAGTTCAGGTATGGGTGGTGGCAAAAGTGCTGGCGGCGCTGTCCCAACACAATCACTTACTCCACAAGATGCTTACCAAAACTACAGCAATGTAATATTTGGTGGCGGTGACTCAATATTTAAACCCAACTTTATGCCACAAGGCCCACAAATTGGTTTTGGTCCAGCACCTATCCAACAAAATCCCATGGATATGTTGCAACAACCACAACCAGTAAATCGTTTTGCTCCACCCAATGCTCCTGGCGTTAGACAGCAACCACGAACAGCACCACGGGCAGGCGTTCCTGTTCAGCAGGCCAGAACTGTGCGTCCAAACACACGCACCAGACTGCGCTAAATAAAACCACAGCAAGGGGACAGACTCCCCTTGCTTATGCATAGAAAATAAAGGAAAAGAACATGCAAAAATCAAACACGCCCAACGAAAATCCCTGGGACGACACCGCAACACCAGAACCAGTTGCAAAAACTCCAACAAAACGCACACGATCAGATGCCGTAGCCAAAGAAGTGCTAGACATTCCTGCGCCTGTTGTTCCTGCCGCTGTCAATGCAGGTGAGTATGACTTGGAAGGCCTAATGACTGACTTCCCAACAGCAACTGATTTGGAACGATTTGTTTATGATGAAACTGGTATTGTGTTAGCACTTAAAGGTCGTGCAAACAAATTAAAATATCAAGTTGCAATGGACGCACTCAACGGTGTTGCAGTAGATCAAAAATATATTGGTAATGAAAACCCATACATTGACCGCACAGAATTAGTGCCAGTTGAATCATTAAAAGAACCTCCAACTCGTGCGGCAAGTTTGCCAGATCGCAAGCAAGTGCAAAATGTATTCCTAAGCAACGTTATTCCACATCCTGATGAAGAAGCACGAGCACAAGATAAAAAGGTCAGCATGTTGTTCCGCAAATACAGCAACGGCATGATCTCTTACGAAATTCTTGGTCCTCTTGAGCAACGCCCACATGGTGAAAAAATTGACAAGTTTGGTCGCACTAGACCAGAAGTTATCAAGTGGGTTGATCCTCGCAGTGGCGAACAAGTTATTCAGCGTGAAGATGGAACTTTAACACCCCAAGGCAAACGCCTGCGTGCTATGATGCAAACATTTAAAGTCAATAAGACTAACCAATGGGCAACTTGGATTGACCGTGAGTTTGTAACTCTAAACGATTCAGTGGCAAACAATCCGTGGGATTTACAAGGCTAATATGACTGATCCAATCATCCGTAACACGATGATTGACCAAGCACAGCAAGAGCGTATGACTCGTGATACGCTCATTCTACAAAAGGTCAATCATGCACATCGTGAAGCATTTGTGCAAAAGTTTCCTGGTCAATGCGAGCATATCTTGCGGTTGATTGCTGAACGATTACAAGCAGTTATGACCAACAAACCAGCACAACTCAATGACCCAGAAACTTGGACAGCAACGGCTGCGGAGATCGAAAGTCTTGCCAACGCACTACATGCAGTTTATGAAATTCACAAGGATATTAGCCATGATTAATTTGACCAAACATGCAACCAGTCGTGTTGATGCAGAAGTAACTCGTCATGGTGATGATATCTTTCTGCGTTTAGTTCGCACTGATGAAGATACTGGTGTAAGCCACTTTACACTGGTGTTGGATGCCACTGACCTTGAGCACTTTATCTCAACCTTAATTGAACTACAGGAATAACAAGTGCTTGGCGTAGAAACCCTAATGGCTCGTGCCCTGCGATACAGTTTAGATATCAACTCAGTAGCACCAGAAACTTATCGCAATTGGCCCAGTAACTTACAAAATCAATTACAAGACTTGGTTATTGAAACTGCTGATGATATGCAGTTTAACCAATTAAAATACTTTCGTCCGTTTGAACACCAACTGACCTTTTTCAAAACAGGCAGTAATGCTGGTGCAGAACGCCGTGGTATTCTGGCGGCAAACCGTATTGGTAAAACGGTATCTACTTGCTATGAAACTGCAATGCACCTGACTGGCTTATACCCAGATTGGTGGGAAGGGCATCGTTTCAACAAGGCTATCACTTGCATGGTTGCTGGTGAAGGTTGGTCGCAGGTTGCTCTTGTTTTACAAAATGAATTGTTAGGCACACAAGATGTTAAGATTACGGAGAATTTGGGAACTGGAGCGATACCTCGTGATTGTATTGTTGTTGATACTATGCGGAATGATGGCGCTAACTGTATTGGCGTTGAAATTAAGCATGTCTCAGGTGCAAAAAGTTATTTGCTATTTGCTAACTACACGCAAGAGGTAAGACAACTGCAAGGTTTTAAACTTAATTTGGCGGTTTTTGACGAGCAACCACCTGATGATTTCTTTTCTGAAATCGTTACGCGAACTGCTACCACACAAGGTAAAGTCTTGTGTTCATTCACGCCCCTAAAAGGTTTAAACGGACTGGTCAGTAAGTTTTGGAACAAACAAGAAGGTTATGAGTTTATTCGTGTGTCGTGGGACGATGTTCCTGAATACGATCCATGGGGTCAGCCGTTCCTGTTGAAAGAAACTCGTCGTCAGTTAGAACGAGATTATCTGCCGCACGAGCGCGAAGCCCGTATTGCTGGTAAGCCAGTTATGGGTAAAGGTGCTGTGTTCCAGTTGGCGCATTGGCCTACCTACACCACTGGTGAAATTGATTTTACTCGCATACCAAATATTCAGCGCGTGATCGCACTGGACTTGGGCTTGGTCAATGACCAAACTGTTATTACCTTAATGTATTGGGAACCGTATGAGCGAGTTGCGTATCTACATAAACAAATTTGTGTGCAAGGCATTGAGGAGGCTGTTCCTTCGCAATATATTAATCATCTACTTCGTCCTGAGGTGTTTGGCACTCCTATTGTTCTACCTGCTGACGCATCTACTCCTGGCAGATACACT